GACGCGACCCCACGTTGCGCACCCTGGCCCCGCTGGCGAACGCGATCGGCGTTGACCCCTCCGATCTGGTGCGCAGCGATCCGGAAAAAAAATCCAAGATTCCTGCTTGACGCCTATCGTCACTTGCTGTATCTTTGCGGGCGCTAAACGACCTGGCGTCTGCTGACGTGTGCGGGCGCCGCATCCTGTCTCCGGTGGAAGTCGGAGAGCATGGAGGCGCCCGGCATGAATCGCCATTCCGCTTGTTCTCTATTCGTATGCTATTGTCCGGTACACCTGGATTTAGCATCGGCGAGTGGCGGAAATGGACGGTCTTCTGGCGGCGTATTTCGGATCGCGTATCGGGCTTCGTTCTGGGAGCCGTCTGCAGTACGAGATTGCCTGCCGTCACTGGACGGCGTTCTTCGGCGATCTGGACCCGGCCCAGTGCTGCCTGCGGTTGCCGGAGTTCGCCGCCAACCTGTTGCTGTCGCGGAAGCCGGCCTCTGTCAACAAGACCATGCGGCACGTCCTGGCCGTTCTCCGTCACGCGGGCATGACTCCTTGCTGGAAGCCGCTGCCGGAGCCGTGGCGAGCGCCGGTGGCGTTTCTCGCCCCGGAGTTCATGGCGGCCCTGAAGGCGGCAGAACGCGAACCTGGGCTTCTCTGCGGGATTCCGGCCGGCGACTGGTGGCGATCCCTACTGCTGGCCGTGTGGTACAGCGGGGCTCGCATCGGCGGCTGCGTGGCTGTCGAGACGCGGGACGTGCTGCTGGATCGCGGCGGGTTCTACGTTCGGGCCGAGTTTCAGAAGCAGCGAGCCGATCAGTTCTTCATGGTTGGCGAGGATGCGGTAGCCGCCTTCCGCAAGGTTTGGGACGCGGGGCGACGGCTGATGTGGCCCTGGCCGTACCGGCGGGAAGCGTTGTACCGGACCTTTCGCCGGATCTGCGGTCGGGGTGGTGTCACTTTGGGGCGCGGTCCCGGATCGTGCTTCCACCGGATACGAAAGTCGACGGCCAGCTACATGAAGGCCGGAGGCGGCGATCCGACGTCTCAGCTTGGTCACTCGTGCTCGCAGGTGACGCAACGCTACTTCGATCCGCGGATTGTGGGGAGCCACGATTCGCGGCGGTTCATGCCCGCTCTGGGATAAACGTCTGCGCGTCCTGGTGGGTGGCAGGGATTATTCATGGCCCTGCTGGAGACGTTCGATTCGGCTGCGCGCAGCTATGGATTTTTCGCGGCATGGCCTGGTCTGTCGTGGATCGGCAGGGTCAGTCGCGGCAGATCGCGTCGAGGCCGGGCCTAGCAAAACATCGCAAGGAGTTTTCATTCATCCATGTCCACGGTTTGCTGTGGCATGTCGCGGCGGGGTAAGTCGCGGAGAGCCTTAGCCCGGAATGGTCCGGCTCGGAGCGTCCCGGCTAGGCAGCGCAGAGTTTTGTAACGCAAGGTTTGTTTTTAACGAAAGGTGGCAAATGAGAATCGCAATCGCAAAGTTGAAATCTGTGTCCCCGTATTCGCAATCGCGACCAGTCCAATCAATCAAGACGAGGGACGAGACGCACGACGACTTCGAGCAACGGACGTGGCGCGAACGCTGCCATGTCGACGCCAAGGGCATGTGCTACATACCGCCGATGAATTTCAAAAACTGCATCGCGGAGGCGGCGAAGTACAAGAGCATCCAGATCCCCGGCAAGGGGAAGTCGACCTACACGAAGCACTTTGAAGCCGGCATCCTCTGCAAGGAGATCATGCCGCTCGGCATCAACGTGAAGGACGTGCAGGGAGAGCGGCTGTTCGTGCCGGCCAGCGGCAAACGCGGCGACGGCAAGCGGGTGTGGAAGACGTTTCCGGTGTTCCCCGAATGGTCCGGCGAAGTCGAGTTTCTGATTCTCGATGAAGTGATCGACGAAGAGACGTTCCGACTGCACCTGATCGACGCAGGGCAGTTCATCGGGATCGGCCGGTTCCGCCCGCGGAACAACGGATTCTACGGTCGGTTCGAGGTGGTAGAGATTCAGTGGGCGTAGTGGCTCGGCCGGGCTAGGCGAGACGCGGCTTGTCTGGGCTCGGTTGGGCGCGGCATGGCGTGGCTTGGTATGGCAACACATGGCAAAGCAAGGCCAGACAGTGCCATGCGGGACTCGGCCAGGCCAGACGGGGCATTGCAAGGCAAGGACTTTTATGGACACGGACACAAAGCAGAAAACGGTGGGGGTTGCGTCCTACGAGACGCAGCAACTGGCAAAGCGTCTCAAGGTTGCGGTGGACGCAGAAGACTACAACGTCATCCCGTATTCGGAACTGTCTGCTATCTGCGGATTCGACGTCCAACGGGATGGCCGGTCGTATCTCAAGTCGGCACGCGAGATCGTGGAGCGTGACACGGGCCGCCTGCTGGCAGTGGTGCCCACCGAGGGCGTCAAGTTGGCCACGCTGGAAGAACAGACGGCCATCGCCCCGGACGTGGTGCAGCGGCTCAAGCGGGCCACCACGAAGGGGCTCAAGCGGGTCGCCCGTGTGCAGATGGACAAGTTGACGGACGAGCAGCGGCGCGAGTGCCACACGGCCGCCAGCGTGCTTGGTGCGGTCCATCTGTTCACCAAGCCGAAGTCGATCGCTCGGATTGAATCGGCGGTCGACAAGGCAATGGACAAGCTGCCGATCGGGGACACGTTGAAGCTGTTTGACAAGTAAGAGGCGAGGCTTGTCTAGGCGAGTCGCCTCGATGCCAGGCGGTGTCGGACAAGGAATGGCATGGTCATTTTTAAGGCTTTTATCCGAGGGGGCGCAGGATGCTCAGGAAGGCCGCTCGGAGCGGTCGCTGGGGGAGGGGACGGACCCCGCGGAGTTTGTTGTTACGGGCGCGCCGGGTCGGAATCCGGCCGCCCCGTTTTCCACGGAGGGAACCATGTTGGTCGTAAGTCGTAACGTCGGGGAGCGGATTCGTATCGGGGACGAAATCGAAATTGTCCTGGTCAGGATTCAGGGCAAGAGGGCCAGAATCGGAATCGTCGCTCCTCGCAGTTTTCCAGTAACGCGAGTTTCAGGAGACACAACAGATGAAAGAACTGTTGACAAACAGCCGGGCAACCAGCTTTAAGCGGTGTCGCCGCCGGCACTGGTACGAGTACGAGCAGCGTCTTCGCCCGGAAGAAGAGGGCAAGGCGTTGCGCATGGGGTCGGCCGTTCACTTCGGCCTCGACGTTCTCAAGCAGGGCGGGTCGCTGGATGCTGCGCACGAGGCGGCCCGCGTGCTGTACGACAGGGTGCCGGACGGTGGTGACGAGACCGCATGGTACATCGAGGAGACTACGGTTCTCTGCCTGATCTCCGGCTGGTCCTGGCGATGGGGAGACCGCGGCGGCATGAGCGTGATCGTGTCCGAGTCGCAGTTTCAGATTCCGCTTCGCAACCAGGCCACGGGAGCCCCGACGCCCAACTTTGACATGGCCGGGAAGTGCGACGGAATCGTGTGGGTCGGCGAAGACCGCCAGGCCGTGCTTGAGCACAAGACCGTCTCCGAGGACTTGGGAGAGGGCTCGGACTACTGGCAGCGCCTGCAGATGGACTCACAGATCAGCCTGTACGTTTACGCGGCCCGCGAAAACGGCCATCAGGTCCACGGCGTTCTGTACGACGTGATCCGCAAGCCGACGATCAGGCCGGAATCCGTACCGTTGGTCGACAAGGACGGCTTCAAGATCGTCCTGGATTCGGCCGGCAACCGCGTGATGACCAAAGATGGGAAGAAGCCGCGGGAAACCGGATCGACCGCAGACGGCTACGTGCTCCAGACGCGGCCAATGACGGCCGAGGAGTGGGGCGAGAAGCTGACCGCTGACATCGCGGCCCGTCCGGACTTCTATTATGCCCGTCGAGAGATCGCCCGCCTTGAGTCCGAGATCCAGGAGGCGATGGACGAGCTTTGGGATCTGCAGAAGAACCTGGCCGAGGCCAAGCTGCGAGGTCGCTGGTATCGCACTGTGTCCCGCGATACCTGCCCGTTTTGCCCGTTCTTCTCTGTGTGTTCCGGCAAGGTCGACGTCGAGAACGTCGTCCCGGTCGGATTCGTTCGTGTCGACAATCCTCACCAGGAGCTTGTAGCATGAGTACCGCCCCAGCACCGGCGCCAGCGCCGGCCCAGGCCGCCCCGCGGCCAACGAAACCAGCCGCCCCTCGTCGAGCGGCAGCAGCACCGCCGCAGTCCGCGGCGCCGCCTTCCCAGGCCCCGGCACGTTCGGCGAAACAGTTCAGTGTTCGCCGCGGAGCCGTTGCCGAGGCCCATAAGATCGCCGTCTACGGTCCCGGTGGCGTCGGGAAGACCGAACTGTGCTCGCTTCTGCATCAGGTGGGCGTCGAGCCCCTGTTCGTCGACTTGGAGGGCTCCAGTTCGTTCCTGGACGTGGCCCGGCTCGAACCGGCCCCGGAGACCTTCGAGGAGGTCCGCGACGCATTGCACGGCGACGTGGGCGAGTTTGGGGCCGTCGTGGTCGACAGCCTGACCAAGCTGGAGGAGATGGCCCGCGACTTCGTGATCCGTACAGTTCCGCATGAGAAGGGCGCGTCTGTGAGAATCACGTCGATCGAGGACTACGGTTGGGGCAAGGGGTACATGCACATCTACGAGGCGATGCTGCTTGTTCTGCAGGACCTGGACGCGATCGCTCGCCAGGGGAAGCACGTAATCGTGGTCTGCCATGAGTTGACCGAGAAGGTACCGAACCCGGCGGGCGAGGATTTCTTGCAGTACCAGCCTCGGTTGCAGAGCCCGCCGAAGCAGGGCAAGTTGCGGGAGCGAGTCAAGGAATGGGTCGACCATTTGATCTACATCGGGTTTGACAGGTCCGTGTCAAAGGACGGCAAGGCGACCGGCGGAGGAAGCAGGACGATCTACCCAACGGAGACGGCTACCCACTGGGCCAAGAGTCGGATGCTGTCCGATTCGTTTGAGTACGTGAAGGGTGAGCCCGATCTGTGGCGAGCCCTGTTTGGTGAGTGAAATACCTGTTGAGCCCGTGGCCCCGTGGGCGGCATTCTCGAACGGGGCATTTTCCTTCTTCAACAACACGAGGACGACATGAGCGCGGCATTGCGTAACGTCGGTGAGTACCGAGGAGAGATTTTCGATTACGCCCTGATCGAGAAAAAGAACGACAAGGGCGAGTTCAACGGGCTCTCCTTGGCGATCAAGGTCAAGGCCTCCGAGGTTTGGATGACCCCGGAGGGCAGCAGGGAGCCCGCGTGGCTCGATTGCAGTGAATGGGACACGCACGGCGAGGGGTATCTGGTCCTCATCTCGAAAGCGGGGAAGGTCAACGATTCCCAGATTCAGCGACTGGTCAAGTTCGCAGGATGGGACGGCGACTTCCAATCGCTGTCCGATCACACTTGGGAGCCGAAGCCAATTCGGTTTGACGTCGCCGAGGACAATTACAACGGACTGGTCAACTATCGGATCAACTGGATCAACGACTACGAGAGCGTGCCGGGCGGCGGAGGCAACGTCGATGCTGACCGGGCGAAAGCGTTGAACAGCGCCTACGGTCCAGCGATCCGAGCGATCGCCAGCAACGCACGCGGCCAGAAGCCGGCGCCGGCCGCTGGGAAACCCGCCTCGCCGCGGAAACCGACTCGTCAGCAGACGCCGGTTGCCCCAGTCGCACCGGCAGCCGATGCCGGCGAGATCCCGTTCTAACGCACAAGGATCACCGGGGCCGCGCCAATGAGTCAACCATCCAGAACCGACCAGACCGCGGCCTCCGGTGCATCCGTTGTTATCCTGCGCACCGTGTCCGTACTGTGTGCGGCAAGGAATAGCGTGTATCGCGAGATGGAAGGCGTTGACGTGTACGACATTGACCGGGATGCACGGACGTTTGACGGTTCGACGCCGATCGTCGGACACCCTCCATGCCGAGCATGGTCGGCGTATTGCGCACACCAAGCCAAGCCGGCGGAAGGCGAGAAAGACTTGGGGCTTTGGGTGTGCGAGCAACTGAAGGCGTGCGGTGGCGTGCTGGAGCATCCGGAGCACAGTAGATTGTTTGACGCCGCAGGGCTTCCGAAGCCGGGCGAGGCCGCACGCGACGGGTTGTGGTCCGCGGCCGTGCTGCAAGCGTGGTGGGGGGATAGTAGACGCAAGGCCACATGGCTGTGCTTCTCCAGCGTGCCTCGCGAGGCGGTTGATATTCCGTTGCGTCTTCGCGCCTCGGATGCCGGGGACCGTAGACGGTGGCAGGTGATGAGCAAGCATCAGCGTTCCGCGACGTGCCGAGCGTTCGCGGAGTGGCTTGTGTCCGTGGCTCGGCGTGCGGGATAACGTTCCCATTCACGCGGCGGCGGCCGAGCGGCCCGCCATGCCGCGCGACCCTAACCGCATTGCCAGGTAGTCCCGATAACTACATTATGACCCGTCGCGGCTGGCGATAATGCACTGATAAACCATCGCGGAATTATCAGCACGGAGGACACCATGAAGTGCAAAGACAATCCAGACACCCTTGCCGAAGCGTTCTCCACGCTGGTCGGGATCGCCGTCATTGTGGCGGCAGCCGTGGCCCTGACCTGGGCTGCTGTCGATACGTGGTGGCTCGAATGATCTACGACGGCATCTGTCCCAAGCCTGGATGCGGTGGCCAGCTTGTCGAGGCGATTGGCTTCCGCGTGCCCGGCGGGAAGTTCAATGTGAACCATCGAGGCTACCTCGTTAAGACGAAGTGTATTAATTGCGGGGCATTTATCGGTTACAGGCCAGTGAGGCTAGGACATGCACAAGACGCGAAATCAAAGGCGAAGCCCGGTCGATCAAAGCGTTCCAATGGTCCGGTGCCCGCGGTGCAAGAGGATCCAGGCGTACCGCGGGACCAACGCGATCTACTGGTGTGAGCATTGCCGATGCCAGTTTGACGACGATCCGGACGAGGGCGGTGATTGGTCGGACAGGAATCCGGCCGCACGGATGGAGCGACATGAGCAAAAAACATCACGGAGGTAGCTCGCATGGCCGCGAAGTTCCGCAAGGTGGATCCTCGATTCTGGTGTGACGAGAAGGTCCGGATGCTCGATTCAGACGGCCGCCTTCTGGCCCTGTGGCTGCTGACTTCCAGTCGTGTCAACCGATGCGGAATTGTCCTCTGGAGCCCAGGTCTTGCGAGTGAGGAAACAGGCATCCCAAGGAACCGCGTCGATACCGTATTGGATACCGTATGCGGTACGCTCCCGTGGAAGTTCGACCAGGGTATCGGCGTGGTATTTCTGGTTCACTGGTGGAGGTACAATCGCCCAGATAACAGCAAAGCATTGAAGGGCGCACTGGCAGACCTTCATGACGTACCAAGATCGAAGGTCATCGAGTTCTTAATCCAGTCAAAGAAAGACCTTCCGTCAACGATGTGGGAGTGCATTGATACCGTATGTGATACGGTATTGTATACGGTATCGGCCCAGGAGAAGGAGCAGGAGAAGGAGCAGGAGCAGGATTCAGGAGAAGGAGACGTAGGGGTTTCACCCCTACAACCCCGACTGGCGAGGAAGCGTAGAAACACATCGACCAGCAACGGCTACTGCCCTGCCTTCGAGGAGTTCTGGAAAGCCTATCCGAGACGCGAAGGAAAGAAGCCGGCCTTCGCGGCGTGGAAGACCGCCGGGGGGCGAGTGAAGTCACAGCAGGGCGTGTCCTCCGAGACGGCGGCTGCCTATCTTCTCGACCGCGCCATCGCCTACGCAGCGAGCCCCCGCGGATCATGGCCGCTGGACAAGATCCCGCACCCGGCGACCTGGCTTAACCAGGCTCGCTACGACGATGACCCGGCCGCCTGGCAGGCCGAGTACAACGCCCAGCCGGTTCTGGCTTCCCGCAATGCGGCCGTGCTGGCGTCCGTCCTGGAAGATCTGCGCAAGGAGGATCCCGATGCCAACGCCGAGTAGCAAAGACCGAATCGCCCTGGCTGCGACAGCCCTGATGGAGTCCTACGGGCGCACCGTCAGCAAGGCGACGTTGAAAATCTGGATTCAGGCCTTGGCCGACCTGGAGCCGGCGGCCGTCGAGCAGGCGGTTGTCACGGCCATCCGGTCCAGCCGTCAAATGCCGAGCGTTGCCGAACTGCGAGAACTGGCTGGCGCGGTTCGCGTCGAGGACCGCGCCCTGCTGGCCTGGGGAGCCGTCGAGCGTGCCGTGTCCCGCGTCGGGGCATACCGGCACGTCAGCTTCGACGATCCGGTCATCAACGCCGCCATTCGATCCCTGGGGGGCTGGGCGGCCGTCTGCGGCAAGCCTCCTGACGAGTTCGACAAATGGACCCGGCAGGATTTCATCAAAGCCTACGGGGCCCTGGTGCGTTCTGGGGTCAACTGCGAGATGTGCGCCCCGCTGGCCGGGTTGTCGTCCTCCGGACCCGTGAAGCGGATCGACGGCACGGTCGCCGAGGTCTCGCCGCCGGTCCAAGAGATCGTGACCGGGTTACCGTGGGCCGGCGAGGCGCCGAAGCGATTGGGCGAAACCAAACGAAAAGCACCGAGATTGGAGTTTCAGAAGCCATGAAACCGCCCCCGAATCTCGTCACCGGCAAGTCGGCCGGCGCCGGCATCGCGAAACTGCTGCAGGCCGAGGGGCCAATCGTTGTATCACCGGGTAGCGGGCCACTCCCAAGGACGATCGAGGAATGGGAGCGGATCGCACATGGCGACGACGAGATTGAGCTGACGCTGCCCTGGCCGCCCAGCATGAACGCCTACTGGGGGCTACGAATCACAAAGACCGGTCAGCGGATCATGGTCGTCACGAAACAGGGGACCGCGTATCAGAAGCTCGTGGCCTCGCTGGTTGCCCTGCGATGGCGACGGCCGCCGATCGACTACCGGATTGCGATGCTCATCGAGGCGTGGGCCCCGAGCGACCAGTACGCCGAGGGTGCCCGGTGGGAGTGGGACGTCGACAATCGCGTGAAGCCGTTGCAGGACTCGCTGGCCAAGGCTGGCGTGCTGGTCAACGACAAGCTGATTCGCGATGTGCGTATCGTGGACCGGGGGATTGCTCCTCCGGGCCGGGTGGTTGTTTCGATTCGTAGGTTTCGACCAGGAGGGTAGCAGGATGGGACGTAGAAAGAAAAATGGCGAGAAGAAAGAGAAGCGATCGCCGGTCAAGCTGGCCGCGATCCCCCGCAAGCACGCGGGTAAGGTCACGGAGCCGTGGGCGATTCTGGAATCGCTGATCGTCTCGATGACCAAGGCCAATCCGGTTCGATTCGGGCACCTGGAGAACTGCAGGCTGAAACTCTGGTGGACGAAGGACTGGAAGGCGGATCCCGATGGAATCGTGGTCGGCGCCCAGGTCTGCAAGGCCAACGAGGTCGACCGTATCCTCGTCGAAGAGAACAACGGCGAGTCGCCGGACATTTTCATCAAGCTCCCGCAGACGCAATGGCCCCACCTGGACGACACCGAAAAGGAGCATCGGCTGTTTCACGAACTGTGCCACGTCCGCCCGGCATTGGACGCGAACGGGAACCAGAAGCGGGACACGAAAGAGCGGTTGCTGTGGCGGCTCGGCCGGCATCCGATCACTTGCTTCCCCAAAGAGATTGATCGGTTCGGCGCGGAGCGCGTCATCGGCCACAACGCTCTGATCGCAGCGTCGGTAGAAGTCGCGGCGCGGCCGCTGTTGAAGAAGTTCGACGAGGCCGAGGCAACCGATGCGGCGAAGCCTGACGGCTGGAAGAGGTTGGCAATCTCCAGGCTGGACCTGCCGCCCCCGGTGGAACAGTACATCATGGATGCCGGAATCAAGACGATCGGCCAGTTGTCGAAGCATCAGGCGGATCACGGCGAGTTCTGGGACAAGGATATCACCGTGGGCGGCACTCGAAAGCCAGCCAACTTTCGCGCGAAGATTGAAGACGCCTTCGCCGAGTTCTGGGCGACGCACCCGGAGTACGCGGGTTCGTAGCGAGGCTCTCCGCCGGCCGAGTTGATGGTTGGCGAGGGGGAGGACCGCCACTCCCCCGCCGCGCAAAGAGAAAGCCGGGCCCTGTGGTCCGGCTTTCGCTTTTCTTGGAGGATCACGCCGAGAACCGATTGACGATCCTGGTGATGATCGCATGGGGCCATGTCTCCTTGCCCCTCCGCTTGTAGCCTTGCTCCTGCAGCCATCGGCCGATGCCGCGGAGCGATTCACCGGCCGCCTTGCGTTCGACGATCAGGTGGGCTATGCCGATCTCTTCCTCGTCGGCAACCAGCCGCGCGGGGTCCGAAGGATCAACCCGCGTGCCCCAGGGGGTTTCCTTCGACATGCGACGGCCGCCGGCCTGGTGTTGGAGCATCCTCGCTTTGGTCCGCGCCCGGATGATCTCGCGCTGATACTCGGCGAGCCAAAGGAAGATGAACCTGATGAGTTTCGCATTCATCGAATCCCCGTTCGCGCCCTCCTCTGTGATGCTACAAACCTGGACGCCTTTCGCTTCGAGCATGGCGCGGAAGGCAAGAGCTTTGTCCGTATCGCGGAAAAGCCTGTCGTAGGCGCGGACGAGAAACACGGTCCCTCGCTTCGCGACGGCCACCGCGTCGAGCATACCAGGGCGCTCCTCCCATCCGTCCCCGCCCGACAAGGCATGGTCGCTAAACTCTCCAGCGATCTCCAGCCCCGCGCCCTTGCAGTAGATTCGCAGGTCTTCAATTTGCCGTTCGCATGATTCGCATTCCGATGCGTTCGGCCGCGGGCTGAACCTCGCGTACAGCACGGCGAGCTTTGGTTTACCGTTTGTCGTCATTCGTCAAACCTCCATGATGATCGGCGGCCCACGGTGTCGACCGGCCTGGTCGGTCATCACCTGGACGCAGAGCGAAAAGAATGCGTCCGCTTCGTTCGCGGTCAGGCGGGCAATGGCCAGCCGGCCCTCGCTGTCGAGTATCCGCAGAACGATCACGCTGCCGAGTCCCGGCAGCACGTCAACACTATCTCCGTGTTCTGTTTCCATCATCGGTCCTTTCCCAAGATGATCTTGCACGCGATCTCGCCGAGCACGAGCCCGGCGAGAATCGCAACGACGGTGGTGAGTAGACTGGTAATCATTGGTCGCGGCCCTCCGCTCTAAATCTGGGGATAGGATGGTGACGGAATCGAAAGATCGTCTTGGCCGTTGCCGGGGAGGTCGCGAGGCTCTGCCTTCCAACCATCGGCCGGGAATGACGTCTTTGGTTGCACGTACTTCGCGTGAAGGGCTTCGGTGTGTCCGTGGCCCAGATAGCAGCATGGGCAATGTGCTCCGTCGTACTGGCCTTTGAAATACCCGCTGTCGTCGTTTGGGCCAGCGCAATGAATCAGGTCTTGCAAACCTTTTCCTTGCGGGTCGCACAGATAGTCTGGATCGTCCGAGAAGTAGGTGTCGATTCGATGCCAGCACCCGCCTTCGCCGCGATCAGGCTTTCCGTGTTCGTATCGTCCGTATGTTGTCTTGGTCGTCGTCATCGTCTCGTCCTCCGTTGCGGGCCGGTCGGCCCTGGTTGAAACACTCGAAACAGAGCCCGCCCCCGGCGTTGAACCGGGGGCGATGGCCGATCCATCCGGGCTACTCAGGAATCATGTCTCCCGCCTCGATGCGTTGCAGGACCGCCCGCATGTTCATGCGCTCGTCCTGCACCAGCTTCAGGTACTTCGATTCGGGTTGACCGTTCAGCCCCTCTGCCGTTGCGATCTCCCGCGCCCTCGCCGCCAGTTGCGGCGCCACGCCTTGCTTGGCGAGTTGTAGCTTGGTGCATCGAGACAAGAGCGGCCCGCCGTCGTCCAACTCCTCGAAGGTCTGTTGCCCCTCGGTCGTGGTCGTGAAGATGATCGTCACCCAGGGGCGAAGCCGATCGAAGAACGTCAGCAGCCGGCGCACACTCGCCTTGTTCAGCCCGTGCGCCTCATTGACGATGAGACAACGCCCCTTGCCGAACGGACGCATGGAACAATCGCGCTCGATGTCGTCAATCGTCTTGGGGGTAAGAGTGTGCGAGTCGATTTCCTCGGTCTGCCAATCGTCGGCCACTTCCTGCGCGATGAGTCTTGCGATCGTCGTCTTGCCCATGCCCGATGGCCCGTTGATCCAGTAGCCTCGGCCGCTGAGACCGCGGGCCCGTAACGTGTCAATCTTCGCGACAATCTTCTCTTGGCCGATCACTTCGGCCCAAGTCTTCGGTCGGTATTGTTCGCAGAGTTGTGTCATGACTTCTGCCCTTCCTTCGCAAACAGCTCCGAATTGCTTTCGGCAAGTGAGACGCTGGTATCGCGGCCCTCGTCGTCGATCGCCACGATCAGGTGGTCAAGCACTTGGCACCCAAGGATAACGCCCACGTCGGCCAGTCGCTTTGTCAATATCATGTCCTTGTCGCTGGGCTGCGGATCGCCGGACGGATGGTTGTGGGCGAGAATGATGGACTTCGCAGCGTGGTAGATCGCCGGGCGGAACACTTCGCGCGGATGCACGGCCGTTTGGTCTAGCAATCCCAGCGTGATCAACTCGACGGCGGTGACGTTGTTCTTCGTGTCCAAGCACACAATCCAAAAGTGCTCTTTGTCTACGTCGAAGGAGCCCAGCCCTTCCTCGGTTCGCAGGATCGAAAGAAAGATACTTGCCGCTTCCCATGACCCCCGGATCTTTCTCGTTCGCGTCTTGATTCTCATGCCTCATTCTCCTTAGCAGTTGAACATGGCTTTCATTGTTCCGGCACCCGGAACATCTGCCATCATCTTACCGATCACTCGTCTGTAGTCAACTGCCGATAGAAGGAATTCCAGCAAGATTTCCCGAAATGACGATATGCCCGTGAAACCGCACAGAATGACGCAGGATCGCCGCGGGCTAGATCGCGACTTCCGACACTCGAAGCCGTCACGCGACGCCACGGCGGCCCGCATGGCTTGACTCACGACCAGCCAGATCGGTATCCTCAACGCTGCTGCGTGTCTGGGGCTGAGGCGGCCGGCCGATTCCTGCCACCATGCGGCCGGCCGCCCTCTCCCAACCGAGTCGAGGTCACAATGGGCTACCACCGAAACCCACGGAAAAAGCGGACGATCAAAATGGTCTGCGCCCATTGCTTCGCCGTCGACGAACTAAAACCCCAGGAAGCCTACGCAGCACGCAGGCCCAGGTGCCAAGCCTGCGGCGGTCCCATGAACCGGCACAGAGAAACGTGGTTCGGCGCTGTAGCGGTAAGCCCAAGGGCCAGGACGCTACAGGGGTCGGGGGTCGGAAACCAGTGACGGACCCCTTCAGCGGCATCGAGCCCGGACCTTTTTCCGGGGATTCAGAACCGTAAGCCCGATGTCAGCCCTGCCGATTCCACTTAACGGGTCATCTGGCCCAGGTGCGCGCCTCGCGTGTCTATCCTCGTCGTAACTCGTTATCTGTCGTGAAGGATGGATAGAATGGGTAAGGTTCGCGAAAATAGGCAATCACCTGTCAAACCCCAGCCCGTCGACACCATCGCCATCTCAAAACGGCTCCAGCGCGACTATCCCGCCATCTGGGCAAAGGAAATCTCCTCCCTCCGAGATGCCATGATCGCCGAGGCCAAAGCCGCCGGCATGGATAAGCTCGACTCCAAGTTCTGGACCTATGCCGAACTCGACCGACTCTATCCGCCACTCCCGCCAAAAACCAATGAAAGCAGCATCGAAACCGCCCCCAATCCGGAAGATCAGGACGCGAAGATACCGGATGGGAACGCTCGCGGCTTCGACCGGGTTGACGCGGCTCCCGCGGCTCCTGCCGATCCCGGCAGGCTCCCGCCCGCGAAGGACGGCCGCCTAATCGGTCTCGACGCGATCCCGCCTGGCTGGCCCCAGCTGCCCGCGGCCGTCGCCCTCGCAGCCGAACTTGCATGGGTGCAGGCCAACCGGCTCGCCGTCGTCACCGAGACCGCGACCGGCGCCCGGGTGGATCTGAGCAAGGCAGCCGAACCAGCGCCTTCGCGAAGTGCCCTTGCTTGGTTGGAAACCTCGGTCAGGTCCTACGCCAAGTTCTGCGACGTGCTGGCCAAGGTCGCGGCCGGAGGATCGGACGAGGCGGAAGAGGTTCGTCGCGAGCGGACCAGGCAGGCCGAGATCGACCGGCTCTTGTCTACTATGACCGGCACGGTCTGAGTCGCACCGTTCCGTTTGCCTCCGCTTTCCCACCGGTTTCTCGCCGCCTTCGTCGTGGCCACGGCTGGCAATGACGCCACGATCCGCGCAAACGCCGCGGCCACCGGAAAACGGGCCGGACCCCCGGCGGGGTCGCGGGTCCCTCGTTTACTTACCCCCTTCCGACCGGATGCGATTTTGGGTGTTAAGATAGGGAACCGCGAGTTCTCGACATATCGCGGCTTGTGGACAGGAAATGTTGTTGACGCATATCGTCACTTGTGGTACTGTTTTTGGGCATGATGCTTGAACTTGTTCATGGTGATTGCTTGGAGTGGCTTCGCAGTCGTCCGGACGATTCGGTGGATCTCGTGTTCGGTTCTCCTCCGTATGAAGATGCCCGCACCTACGGCATTGGTTTTTCGCTGAAGGGGCAGTGTTGGGTTGACTGGATGGTCGAGCGCTGGCGTGAGATGAACCGCATTTGCCGGGGCGTGATCGCGATGGCGAAGCGAGGTCGTGACGAACCGAGTTACCTTCCGAGCGAGGATCGGATCGCGAAGGAGTGTGCGAAGATCCGGTCGAAGTGGAGCGAGGCGGATTATGGTAGGCGGGCGCCGCACATGAAGCGTGATCGGTATGAGTTTCCGGCGGTGTCGGTGGAGTGGATTCGGGAGTCGGTTGAATCTGAGGAAGTGGACGTACCGGGATGACTCGAACGCCGTGGATCAAGTACGTTCCGAAGGAGCCGGTTGAGAATCTTCGTTGGCGGTTGCGTTGCAGTGAGCGGGCGATGAAGGATCTCCCGTTTCGGCACGCTCTCTATGACGCCTGCATGGAGGACGTTCTGTTCTTCATGAACTTTGCTTGTTGGTGCGTGGAACCGCGGGCGGAGGTCAAGATCAGGCCGTTCGTGACGTGGCCGCATCAGGATCCGGTGTTCGTGGCGATGGATCAGGCGATCGACGATTCACAGCGGGAGCAGCGGTCGATTGACGTGATCTTGGAGAAGTCGCGGGCGCAGGGCGGGACCTACGGGTATCTGTGGATTGACCTTCGGCGATGGTTGCGGGACACGATGTTCTCGGCGGGGTATGTGACGCGGAACGAGGACTTGGTGGACTCGGCGACGGACGCGGATACGTTGTTCTGGAAATTGGCCTGGGCGATAGATCGGTTGCCGTTTTGGATGAAGCCCAAGGGCTTCGTGATGAAGCTGCATCGGTCGCTCTCGGACCACACGATCATCAATCCGGAGAACGGTGCGACGTTGGCGGGTTATGCGGCGGGTCAGGACGTCGGCCGCGGTGGTCGGAAGACGGTGTTCACCTGTGACGAGATCGGGGCCAAGGACTTCATCAAGGCCGGCAAGGACGAGGCCGTGATGGAGAGTCTTCATGACGTGACCAACTGCATCCGTCAGGTGTCGACGTTTGGAGCGGACGCGGGTGTCTTCTATGAGGCGTGCAATGATCCGGACGGGAACGGGTTGCACTTGATCTTGGATTGGAAGGACAACCCGGACCATGCTCGGCACTCTTACGTTGTGAGGGCCGGCGTGGCGGTGGCGGTGAAGCCGGAGGAGCAGGCGGCGGTCAGTGAGTACCATCGAGAGAATCCGGATCTGGTGAAGAAGCTGGAGCGGAAGGGGCACGTCGTCGAGGGGAAGGTGCGATCACCGTGGTACGACATGCGATGTCTGCGGAAGGGAGCGACTCCGCGGTTGATCGCGCGGGAGCTTGACAGGAATCCACGCGGGGCGGTCGGCAAGGTGTTCGAGACGGACTTGCTGGACAAGATGAAGCGGGAGTGCTGCAAGGAGCCTCTGTGGCAGGGGGCCCCTGTGTTCGATGACGAGACGTTGACCTTGAAGGGGTTGTTGACGCAGAAGGACGGGCCGTTGAAGTTGTGGTTCCGGCCGGGCGCGGACAACTCGCCGCCGCTGGGTCCGTTCACGGTCGGGTGCGACATTGCGATCGGTTCGAGCGGGCCGTATGCCAGCAACTCGGTTGCTTCGGGGATTGATGACCGGACTGGCGAGCAGGTGCTGGAGTACGCGGTCAAGGGCACGCCGTCGATCAAGTTTGCGAGGGCGGTAATTGGGTTGTGCCGATGGCTCCGCGGGGCGTACCTGGGGTGGGAAGATAGCGGGATGGCCGGGCCGTTTGCCAAGGAAATTTTGGAGGTCGTCTGCTATGGGAAGGTGTACTACCGTCCGGTGAATGAAGTGGGGTCGCACCGCAAGACGCGGAAGGCCGGGTGGTGGAACGGGAGCGACGACGACAAGGGCGATTTGTTCGAGAAATTGGCGTTGGCGATGGAGACGGGCGGGTACGTTCCGCGTTCGGTGGACATGGTTCGGGAGTGCGGGGAGTACGATTGGGAGGGCGGAAAAATCATCCACCGTCCGACGAAGAATCACTCGGCCACGGAGAAGGCGCACGGGGACCGATGTATTGCAGCCGGGGTAGCGTACTTGCTATATTCCGAAGGAATGACGGCGGCAGAAGACGAGCACCCGCCGCGCGACGCGGCGCCGCCCTATGGTTCCTGGGCCTGGCGAGAACAGCGCGAGTCGGCCAG